AGCTTTATAATTCTATACTTCCTTTGTTGACAAATTTAAAAATGAATCCTGAAAAGGAGTATATCTTATGGCCCAATAGAGTTGCTAAGATAGAACAGTTTGAAGATTTAATTACGGAGATTATTAAGTAATGACAATTATATCAAGTGGCCAACTAGCGCTTCAAGATGCTGGTACTAATCCAACTACGACAGTCGATAACGTGTTACTCAACACTTCATTTACAGCACACGTAGATGGCCTTTTGCAAATAAAGCAGTACTATGAAGCAGGTGATGGTTATTACCTTCCAGCAACAGCTTGGCAAGGAGACGTATTTGGCTTTATAAATAGCATATTTAGTTCCTCCTATATACATAATGTATTTCCAATTTATGCATCCAGTGGCATTGGTAACAGATCCTATTCAAGCCAATCAAATATTGGATCATTAGGAGCCACAACTTATACAGACACTGCCGGAACAAGTACAGTTAGAACAATCAAAGGTTTAACGTGGGGTATACCAGATTCTGGGAGCACCGAAAAATTATTTGTTTTCGCATTATCTGGAACTTCAATTGCTAATAGTGATACTACATTTTCTAAAATAGAAATTACAACTAGTGGTGGGACAACAGTAACAATCAATAGAAGTGATTTATCGTACGATGCATCAGAAAACGGCCATACATTTTGGTATTGGTCTGGTACAAGTGGAACAATGAATACTAATGTAACTAATTTAGGTCAGCCAAATAGTAGCTCGTATACACTAAAAGTTTATAGTGGAACCATCACGACCACCCCAAATAATGGTATTGCTGAAGAGTTTGATGGGGACGATAGCTCTGATGTTAAGTTATCTGACTATTATGCTGGTGGTATATACACTCCATCTGGCACTACTGGAATTCCAACATCAGGTCAAATTAAGTTTTCTGATTTCTACGGCACCAGTAAAATAATAACAAATGCTTATTCTGCTACTGGTACTTCTAGTTATTGGGGTAAGGGTTCACGCCAAAGAATTGGACGCGTTCTCACAAGTTATTATGTTGGCGGAGCTCAAGGTTCTGGAGGAACACCTAGTCCTTTATCTACTGATGGTTTTGGCTTATCACTTACATGTCAAACTGCAGCTTGGTATGAAGGTGCCGCCTCTGGCACCACCGGTTTTAGATGGGAAGCTACTAGTTCTTCATCTACCGGAGCCAATACTACCTGGTGGAATAAGGTTACCATATCAAGATCAGGACAAACTGATGTCGTACTTCTTAGATCTGCAGCAACAACTAACGCTCATTCAAACTATAGATATTCTATATTTTGGCCGGAATCAACAGCGAATTACATTTGTAATGGCGCATTTACCTGGACATTTTCTTCATGACTTTACAAACATCAGGCGCAATAACAATGGCAGATATCCATGTTGAAGCTGCTGGATCTCCGTATGCAAGTACAGGAATATCATCATTAAATGATGCTGATATTCGAGCATTGAATGAAGCAAGTGGATATACTATTAATAATACTGCTGGAACAACTATTTCCATGGGTGATTTCTACGGCGCTAGCTCAACTATAACAAATGCTTATTCTGCTACTGGTACTTCTAGTTATTGGGGTAAGGGTTCACGGCAAAGAATTGGCCGGGTTGTAACGAGTTATTATGTTGGTGGAGCTCAAGGCTCAGGTGGAACACCTAATCCTTTATCTACTGATGGTTTTGGTATGTCGTTAAGCTGTCAAACTGCAGCTTGGTATGAAGGCGCCGCCTCTTACTCTACCGGTTTTAGATGGGAAGCTAATGGTTCTTCGAATAGTGCTAATACTACATGGTGGAATAAGGTTACCATATCAAGATCAGGACAAACTGATGTCGTACTTCTTAGATCTGCCGCAACAACTAACGCAATGTCAAACTATAGATATTCTATATTTTGGCCAGTATCAACAGCCAATTACATTTGTAATGGCGCATTTACTTGGACATTCTCCTCATGAAAATATTACTTATCGCAATGCCAACAACACTTGAAACAAAGGTTGTACCCTTGGAAGAAGCAGGACATACTGTCTTATTGCTTAATGGAATTAATGACTCTGAAAGAACTTTAAATTTAGTACATGACGCTGAAGCTGAAGATTACATATTAGAAAAGATTGTAACATTTGAACCAGACATGGTTATTAACGCAATAACTTCAATAGTATTACCTCTTTCAGATAGTTATACTTATGTGGGTAATACTGCGCTTAGTGCAAGGCTAGAAACTCACAAATGGGAAACACGAACAAAGGCTGGCGAATTAGGTTGGTCTTTACCTACTCTTTTAGAAGAGTGTAAAATGAATGCAATATCGGACTATGATGATACCGTGTATGTAAAACCTAAAAATGATATTCCAAGATTTACTCAAATTTATAAAATACCAACTTCTTTAGAGCGTACAACGTATGATATAACTGAAAGCGCAAGCACTGTTTGGAATCAAATAGCAACTGCTGAAGGATTTGATAATACTGATTGTTATGTAGAAGCTAGCGTAGATTATTCAGTTGAAGCGTGGTGTTTCTTTACAATATCTAATGGTTCATATTCTATTATTAGAACATTAGGATGTACAGGTTATGGTAACGATAAACTACCAACTAGTAATGGCGATTGGACTAGCGAAGATATTACATTATTAGATCTTACAGAATCTCAAGATGCAGCATTTAGATCTAAGTGTAATACATGGTTGGATTATGCAGTAACTCTTGGCGGTAACTACGAAGGAACATTAGGTGGAGCAATCACTGACGACAATACAGTAGTTTGGTTCGAACAAAACAGTAGACCCGGAACATATAATAATGGTATGTTACCTGGGACTATACAAGATTGGATTGATGGTTTAACAACTGATTCAACAAAATCCATAAATCAAATATCAGCAGCAACAATTAGATCTGCAAAAGGTTATGGTTAATAATTAAAGGAAAGAATATGAATATTGAACAATTAAGAGAAACGCTAACGATTGATGAGGGTAAAGTCAATGAAATTTATGAAGACCATTTGGGCTACGCAACTTTCGGAATTGGCCATTTGGTCCTCGAATCAGATCCAGAGCATGGACAAGCTGTGGGAACCCCAGTATCAGAAGAAAGAACAATTGCATGCTTCAACAATGATGTACAGTCAGTACTTAAAGACTGTAAAATATTACATGAAGGATGGGATGATTACCCCGAAGAAGCTAAACAAGTAATTGCTAATATGATGTTTAATATGGGTAGAACAAGATTAAGTAAATTTAAGAATCATAATTCTGCTTTGCAGGACGGTGATTGGAAAAAAGCTGCTATTGAAGGAAGAGATTCTAGATGGCATAAACAAGTAACAAATAGAGCTGAACGACTAATGGTTCGTTTAGAAAACATTTAATTAGGAGATACAAATGAAAATTAAGTTACAAGGTAGTCAAGGCAACCTAGCCACAGCAACAAAAATGAGCTTTGCTACATTAGTAAGAGTATATAACAGTGGAGCTGGAGATTTAGTACTAACTCAAAAAGAAGGCGCTACTGTTATTGGTACCATTACTATTCCAAGTAAAGGTATTGAACTTATTAGAAAAATGCCATCTGAAACTTTAGAAGGCGGTGCTGCTTTATTGGCTGTATCAGTGGCTAAACTTTAATTAGTTAATATGGAAAATATATTTGCTCTTATAAATGATGTAGGATTACCAATTGCTGGTGCGCTTGTGAGTGGTTTCTTTATATTTACTATTATAAAGCAAATGTTAAGCGGAGTCTTAGAACAAATAGATACCCTTAATGTATTTACTAAAAGTTTAGAAAATAGAGCGCGTACTATGAACAACGAAATTATTAAAATCGATATGTTGGTTTCTAGTGCGCTTGAACTTACTCCACCTATAGACAGAATAGCAAGAGCTGAAAATTTTGTAGAAGATGGTAATATCGATACAAGACGAGACTAATGGACGAATTAAATCCTGCTGTCTTAGTCGCAGAATATGGATTTAGCACGATAGCGATAGTTGGTATGGGATACTTTGTATTCTTTATCTGGAAGTTTATTAACGACGAATTAGATCCAAAATTATCAGAAATGCACATGGGACTTATTAGATTAATTGATCAAATTAGAATGCTTGATCAAGATATGATACGTCTACAAGAAAAAGTAAAAGTGGTTTTAGAGTACAGGGAGAGGCAAAAGAACTTAAACGAGAATAAAAATGAAAAAAAATAAAATAGAAAACTTAATACTAATACTAATATTCGGATTTGCTGCAAGTAGTTTAGTGCAAGCAGATGGAATAACATTTAAATTTAAGAATCCATCGTTTAGTGGAGTTAATACTTCTGCGCATTATTTGACAATTGAAAACCAAGAAAAGTCAAGACGAGATAAGATTAAAGAAGATATACAATCTGCTATAGAAAAAGCTGAAAGAGAGGCTAATAATACTACACAGGCTAAATTTTTAAGAAACTTAGAAAGCAGAATATATGCTCAGATCGCAAAACAATTAGTAGATAATATGTTTGGCAATGAAACAGCTTCAACCTTTGGTACTTTTGATATCGAAGGAAACTCTATTACATATGAAACAATTATAGGCGGCGGCGTAGATGGTACAGACATTATTAGAATTACTGTAACTAGTGAAGACGGAACTACAACAACGTTGGATGTTCCTATAGGCGCTGGATCCTTTTAATGAAATACATAATAGTAGCAATGCTGCTGTTCTTGACTGGATGTGCTGGATTGCCTAGCATGACAGACAGCTGTACTACTGATTTTATGAAAGCATTTGGCGAGTGTGTAGAGAAAGCAGAACCGGTTACACTACCAGCATCAACAAGATTAAGTAGTTTACCTCCCGCTAAAGACAAAGTTATAGTCGCGGTATACAAATTTCAAGATTTAACAGGACAGAGAAAAAGCAGGGAAAACTTAGCTGACTTCTCAACTGCAGTAACTCAAGGAGCCGAGGCATTTGTCATCGACGCTCTTAAAACTGCAGGTAAGGGTAAATGGTTTAGAGTTGTAGAACGCACTGGACTTGATAACCTAGTCAAGGAAAGACAAATAATAAGATCTGCTCGCGAAGAGTTCGAAAAGAAGGATGAAGATAAAAAGCTTCAACCATTACTTTTTGCTGGTATTATTATTGATGGTGGTATTATAGGTTATGATACTAACATTGAAAGCGGTGGACGTGGTGCTAGATACCTAGGTATTGGCTCATCGACGCAATATAAAAGAGATTCGTTAGTGGTAAGTTTGAGGGCAACTTCTACTCTTACTGGTGAAATTTTGTTGAACGTACAGACTAAAAAATCTATCTTGTCTGTAGGTGGTGGATATGATGTATTTCGATTTGTTGATATGGATACAAAGCTTATCGAAATTGAAGATGGTAATGGCTTTAATGAGAGTGTAACTTACGCAACGCGTGCTGCAATCGAAGAAGCTGTACTAGAGTTAATATACCAAGGGCATGATAGAGGCTACTGGGTAATTGAGGATGGACATCGACATCCCCATCAACATGATGGGACAAATGATCTTCATTCTATAAAAGGAGAAAAACATGAGCATGAATAAAAATGCAATGTCAATTTTTATGATGGCTGGACTTGTAATGTCAAACGCAGCTGTTGGTGATGCGAATGATAACGAAATATTTATTGCTCAAACTGGTAATAACGTTGAACTTACTATTCAACAGATCGGTGCGGGTAACAAATATGGTGGTGATGATTTCAGTGGTACTTCCATTGATATGACTATGACTGTGTCTGACTCATATTTAGATCTATTACTTGATGGCGATTATAACAAAATGTTTGGTACAATATCGACGACTGGTTCAACTATTAACAACTTTGTTACTGGTAACTATAATACGTGGAATCAAAAGATTGGTGTAGCAAATACTGCTGATACTTTATCTATAGATACTGCTATTACTGGTGATACTAACAGTATTGTATTTAGAGCTGGTAACGCTGATGACGCTTATAACATATCTACGCCATTATGGAACCAATCTAATGCAGAGTCTTTCTGGACTGTAAGTGGAACAACCTGGTCAAGAACTGCTTCAGGCCAAACTGCTTATTGGGGTTCTTGGAATCCTACAGAAGGTTCAGCCGATAGTTTAGATATGGATCTAGATGTAACTGGTTCTGATAACATCGCGAATATATTTGTTAATTCGTCTAATGCTACATTTAATTGGGATATTACTGGATCTGATAACTGGATTCAGACTACTATGGAAGATGGTTCTGACAATAGACAAACTGTTGATGTAACTGGAGACTACAACTTTATATTTGTAGGTCAAGATACTGGTTCAACAACTGGAGTTACTAATAATGCAATACTTGACGCATCATTTACTACCACGCATTCAGACATTAACATTATACAATCTGACGCTAACTAGTTTATTTCTTATAGGTTCGGCCGCGATTGGAGCAGCAGAACCTATAGGAGATATTATTGAACAAACCGGAGTCGCTTCGCTTGTAAGAAGTGGAGGCGAAGAAATTTCTGTGTCTGGGGCATTCGTTCCTGGAATAAAACTAAATGACACTGCAATAACCGGTAACGGTCGAATGCTGATTGAGTTTTTAGATGAAGAAGAACTTTCTATAATAGAACATACTCGAATCTATATCGATGCTGCGTATTATGACCCAGACCCATCAAAGTCTAAAATGGCAATACGCATGGCGCAAGGAACTGCAAGATTTACTTCGGGTCGTGGTAAAAGAATCAATAAATCAAACGTTCAATTATCTACCCCAACAGCAGAGATCGCAATATTAGGTACTGATTTTACAACCACTATTGACGAGATTGGTCAGTCTTTAATTATATTACTTCCAGATGAAGAAACCGGAGAAGCATCTGGTAAAATAATAATTACTAATGCTGGTGGATCGATTACTTTAGAAGAAGCTTATCAAGCATCAGTCATATCTTCATATGATACCGCACCGAGCAGGCCAGTAATACTATCTGGTATAGATATTAATATGATCAGTAATATTTTTATTGTATCAGAGCCAGTAGAAATTAAAGAAATGAAAGCCCAAGAAGGAATCTACGGTAACAAAACTAGTGACAATATATTAGATGTAGATTTCCTTGAGTTTAACGAATTAGAAAAAGATTATCTAGCATACGATGAATTAGAATTTAATGAGCTAGATATAGATTACTTAGATGTTGACTTTCTACAAGATGTATTAGATGTGGTATTAAGCCTAGATAAAAAGACTGCATTAGATAGAAGCGCATTATCAAGTGATATAATGCTGGATGGAACAAAATTAGGATTTGACGTTGACAGTCAGTATAACACTTTATTAGACAAAGGTGCTGGAAATGTTAAATTCTTTAGAGACGTTGATGGAGTTATTAGTATATCTATGTTATTATCTCAAACAGCAACAATAAGAACAATATCAGATCAGAAAGAATCTGAAATCATCCTAGGTGATGGACAAGGTATAATAATTAATATAACGCAGGTACAATAATATGATGGATAAACTACAAGAAATTTCGATTAAACTATTAATATGGTTTGGGTTATTAATGTGGCCCGTAATAATACTTATAGCAGTGTTCGGCCCGTTAGTTGCTAATGCTGATAACGAAATATATGTAACACAAACAGGGGATAACCTAAGACTTGAATGGGTACAACAAGGAGATAATAATTTAATCAACACAGTATTATCTGGTTATCAATTGGATACCGCGATACAGCAGGAAGGAAAAAGAAATCAGGTATTAAAGAAATCACAAGGGATCAATGGAGACTACAACCAAGTTGTTGTAGAACAATGGAACAATACGAATAGTACTGACATCAATAAAATATGGATTGATATTGACGGTGATAGTAATGCGGTAGATGTTGGTCAAGGATGTAAGTTTCTATCTGCTAACGCAACAACATGTAGTCGAGATACTCATGAAGATGCCGGCCATGAAATGGAAATAAACATCACAGGAGACTTTAATAGTATTCGTGGTGGACAGAAGGCAGGTACTGCTAATCCAGATCATACATTAACAATGGATATCAATAGCGATAATAATAGTGTATGGTTTACTCAAGCAGGTTCTGGTTCTAAGGACCTAGATCTAACTATTAACAACGATGGTAATACTGTAAGTATACACCAACATTATGGTGCGCATACTGCGACAGTTACACTCGATGGAACATCACCAACAGACTTAAACTTAATTCAAGCCGGCGGCCCAAGTCAGACATACAATCTTATGCAGAACTGTCTTACTATAGGCGGTTGCTCAGTCAGTGTAAATCAGCAATGAAAAAGTATTGGCAAATATGGAAACATGCTTTAGGGGCATTTGATGAAGAAGATGGGTATAACCCAGAAACTGAAAATGCTATAGCGATGATAAGAACCTTTATAGTAGGAATGAATATACTATGTGGTTTATTAATTATGGTAAATATCTTAAAGGACTGGTAATGTATAACTGGAAAGTAGTCTTACTTACTATAACTCTACTATTAACTGTACGGGTTATGGATCCAAAATTAGTTGAGCAATTTAGACTAAACTATTTTGATTCGCTTCAATCGTACCAAGAACCCGTCAAAGCAGACAATATAGTTATTGTCGATATCGATGAAAAATCATTAAATAGATATGGACAATTTCCATTTAGTAGAGATATATATGCTGACTGGTTAAACTCATCACCAGAAAATAATGTATATGTATTTAACATGGGATTTACCGAGTCAGATAGGTTTGGTAAAGATTCGGTATTGCTTGAAGCAATGTTGAATAGAGATGTTATATTACCAGCGTTCTTAAGTCAACTACATAAAGGTAAAGGACCAACAATTGGTTTTGGTAAATTAGGTAAGGGCGTAGCATCAGAATGGTTGTATTCATACAATGGTATACGTAATCCAATCATAAAAGAAAATGCTGCGGGGGTGGGAACAGTTACTATTGCTCCCTCAGTTGATGGAATTGTAAGAGAATCTCCATTAGTAATATTGGCTAATAAGCACTTATATCCATCTGTAGCACTAGAAGTATTAAGAGTATATGAGTTTCAACCTAACTTAGCTATAAAAATAAAAGAAGCTGGAGTTGAATGGGTAAGAATGGGTTCACTTCCTCCAATGTATACGACACCAAATTCAAATGTACAAATAGCTTATTGGAATGAATATGAACGTATATCGTTTGGTGATCCAATACCTGATGATAAGATTGTTATTCTAGGACTAAGAGCTGGTGGATTAATTAATCCGGTAGCAACTCCGACTGGTGCTATATTACCGCACGATATACAAGCTCATTTATTATCTACAGTAGTAAATGGTATACAAATACAAAGACCATGGTATGCTGATCAGCTTGAACTTCTACTGATTATCGGACTATCATTAATGATATTACTTATTGTATATCAAACTCCAACTTATGTCTCAGCAATCGCATCACTAGGAATTATGGGTGGAACAATGTATACTGGTTATCATTTTTGGATGACCGAACTGTTACTAATAGATGTTTTATTCCCTACAGTAACAGCTTTTATAGTATTTACTCATGCTTCATTTAATAGGTTCTATGTTACATATAAATTAAAAGAACTCATCAAAGGACAGTTTGGGACTTACCTATCTCCAGATATGGTCTACATGTTACAGAAAGATCCATCACTGTTGGCCCTCGGTGGAGAAAGAAAAGAAATGACGTTCTTGTTTATGGACATATGTGGGTTTACACCTATATCAGAATATTATAAGAACAACGACGATCCAGAAGGACTTGTTGAATTAGTCAATGAATTTCTTGATGCTATGACAAAGATCATATTAGCAAACGGTGGTACTATTGACAAATACATGGGTGATTGTATTATGGCATTTTGGAATGCGCCATTACCATGCGAAAATCATGCTGAAATGGCTGTCAAATCAGCAATAGAAATAGAGGTAAAGACAAATGAACTCAAAGACGTTTACAAGAAACGTGGCTTACCTGACATTAATGTTGGCACTGGTGTCAATACTGGAGATTGCATTGTTGGTAATATGGGCAGTGAATCCAGATTTGATTACTCCGTTATTGGAGATGCTGTTAACCTCGCTGCAAGACTGGAAGCAACAGCAGCTAGACACGAGTATATAGAGTATAAGACTATCATATCGTCTTATACAAGAGATCAACTTCCATCAAGTTACGTATGCGAAGACATAGGTAACATCAAAGTAAAGGGTAAAGAAGAGCTTATAACCATATATTCACCAAAGTTATAGTCTATATAACAAAATAATCTAAAAATAAGTGAATTAAACGTTTACATTACGCCCAAAGTATAGTATAATATACCCCTAATCAAATGAAAGGAAAGAAACATGCCACATATTGATATTTCAGGTAGAATCAAAGAAAAGGCCAGAGTTGGTCGTTATATTGAAACACTAGCTAAAGAACTTGGTATCAATCGTATGTGGTCAAAGATTATCTTTGTCAAATTTAAAACAAAGCTAGACAATGAAAGTCAGGGCCTCTGCTGGGGCTGTAGTAAAGAAGGTTATGCTGAAATAAACATAGCTCGTACTTCAGCTGGTGAGGTTATACCCTATGAAATGATGATGCAAACACTAGCTCATGAGATGGTACATGCTAAGCAATATATTAGAGGCGAACTCAATGGTTACAATCAATCATGGAAAGGACGTAAGCCACGTAACTACAAATATGAGAATGCTCCTTGGGAAAAAGAAGCATACGGTCGTGAAGAAGAGTTATATCAAAAGTGCTGGTTATAACTAAATGATCTAAAAAAAGTGAATTATTTTCACTCAGGTCGTTTACAATGCTCCCAGACTATGATACAATATACCTATATTAAATGATAAAGAAAGGATATACATTATGAAAAAATCAATCTTAAATGCGATCAACTCCATCAGTTCTACTGAAGAAATGAACGAAGTAATTAATTTAATAAAGCTCAAGCAGCGCCAGTTACGTGATGTTAAAGCTTTCTCAATTAAAGCTAGTCTTAATGTTGGTGATACTGTTAGCGTCAACGGTCGACACGGTAAGAGAACTGGAGTGATCGAAAAAATCAAAGTCAAAAAGGCAATTGTTAGAATCGATGGTGGCCTTTGGGATTGTCCTTTAACTCTTCTGGAGGCAGTATAATATGTCATTAAGTAAAACTGAAAAATTCACTGCAATTACATGGGGTTTAGCTGGAGCTTTACTTCTTACATTGTTAGTCAATGCTGTTGAAACTTCTCTTGATCGACCTGATGTTCATATCAGTCATTCTACTGGAGAATGTGTAAGAGTTCTTAATTACGTTGAAGGAGATGACTATTCTTGTAATAATCTTCCTTCTAAATATAACAAAGTGTGGGTAAAATAATATGTTGATATGGCAAAAAGAATCTCCAGTTACTGGTGAAACCAACACAATGGCTATCAATGCGACAGTTGAACAAGTCGAGTTGTGGCAAAACGGTACGCTTATCCAAGAAGCTATGCCTTCAGCAACTGCTGATCAGAGGGAGTTTCTAATCAGTGGCTGTACTCCAGCTTGCTGGGATCAATTAGGAGGAGAAGAGTAATGAGACATGACGGATCTTGGAAAGACAACTCAAGGACTGATATGCCAACGCGAATGGCGTACTGTGACTACATTGCGCATACTATTATTAAGCCTGCTCTTACCAACGATCTAAATGCTGATAATGGCTTAATTGATTATGTTGGTAAAATATCAATGGACTTACATAAAGAAGGCTGGATGCAAACAACAACAAAGACCATTGAATGCGCTGACGTTAACGGTAAGAAGTACAAAATTACTATTGAAGAAATTTAAAATAAGTGAAAATAAACGTTTACAAACACTGTAAACTATGATATAATATACCTATATTAATGATAAAGAAAGGAAAAGATTATGGATAGAATGGCAATGATCAAAGCAGCTGCAGAAAAAGCTAAGCAAAAGAAACAGTTTAAAGCTGCAGTAACTAAGGTTTACTCTAAGCCAAAAGACCATTATAACAAGCTTACCAAGTCTGTTAAAAAAGCTGGTCATCAAGCTCCTAGTAGTCTAGAATGCTTCAAGGAAGAAAACATGTACTACACTGATAAAGAAACCCAAGACTATATTGCGGGATCTTCTTACATGGATGTATACAACGAAATGAAAAACGATTGGGATAACTAAGCTATGACTGAGTATACTGAAGAAGTTCAATCAATCTTGCGTAAACAAGCTGTTGAGGTTTGGGCTGCGCAATGTCAATACATCTTAGGTGAAAAGGGTTATATCGAAAAAGCTTTCAACAGTGGATTAATAACTCGTGAGTACCATGATGGTACTATTGTAACAGTTGAAGAATCAAAGCCTATGGCAACTCTCTTACTAGAAGCACCTAGCAAATTATGAACTATATTGGATCTATAAACTACACCCCATCGGGTCGTAAAAGAAAGAGTAAAGCTCTTAAGACAGTGCGTAAAACCAAGCAAGTGTTTAAACCACTTAAGGTCGAAAAGTCTTTATCTGAACTTAGAATGGAAGAATTCAATAAAAAGTATCCATCTTTTACTGGAGAATCTAAATATCAAACTCCAGAAGACACCTCTTGGAAAGCAACAGAATCCAAGAATTTCACAGTAGCTCCAGCGTATAACAAAGGAGCATATCAAGTAATTCCACGTAACGATGTGGAACATATAGGAAAGTAACTATGGAAATCATAGAAATAGCAATCGCAACAGTAATTTCAGTGTTTATTATTTGGTTTGGAATAACCTCATCAATTATAGCATCAGAAGAACAAGCAATGAGACGTAAAAACTTTGATGCTGGAACACACGACTATTATGGTAATAAATTAGGAGAAGATGATGACAAATAATATGTTACTTAGTGAGTTTAATGGCTCAGATGATTTTAAAAATCGTAAAGCTGAGGTACTACGTTCGTTTGGAGATAGTCCTAGCTTTGGAATTCGAATGTATATTGATGGCGAATCTCTAGGCATTGAGTGGTACAAAGGACATAATGAACTGTATGCTGAGTCGGCTGCTGAAAACTATGTTTTAGGCATTAAGAACTATGAAAGGGATTAATTGAAAATAATTGTTTACATTCGTAGTAAAGTATGTTATAATAGATCTATATTATAAAAGGAGTAGATTATGGCGAGTAAAGCGTTAGAAAAGGCTAGAGTTAAAGGCCGCAAAAACAGAAGTTCTATTGACGAAATTAAGATGGGTGCAGAGCCGGTCTTTCAAAAAGGTGAAACAGCCAAAGACGTTGATAAACGACTAGCTATGTGGAGTAAAGCAGCCGCTTGGTATAACTACTTCTATAAGCCTAAAGACTATATTGATCCTATGCTATCTTTTGCTACTGAAGTCTGCAAGTACGATAAAGATAAAATTAAAACTCTTAAGAAGCTCAAGGATTGGGAGCTTACTCTTAGGCTTGGTAAAGTGGCAAAGCTTTGGCAAAGAGGCTACGAGTATACTAAGCCTGAAATGAAAAGATGGAAAAAAGAGCTTAATGAAATCTATATCAAAGCACAAGCTGCTGTAGAAGAAGAAGTTGCTGCTCCTGCAGAAAAGGTTGTGATATCAGTTCAACAAAGACAAAGAGATAAAATCAACGAAACTATTGCTGTAGATTGGGATGAAATTGTTGATGGGTGGGTTGATGAAAAATACACTCAAAGCATCGATGTGTTTAAGTTGTTTAAGACATATGATCTTAAAGGCTCATCTATTAATATGTTTAAAGATATGGTGATGTATGAATATCAACCAATCAAAGACGCATATGACAATACCTGTGATCAATGCGTTGAAGCTTATAGTCATATCACTAAGCGTAAGCAGAATAAAATGCTTAAAGTTATGGAAGGTATCTTTAGTGATTTAGAACAGTTAAAGACTGCCAATAAAGCAGCTAAAGTTCCAAGAGCTAAAAAGCCTAAAGCGTCTGATGTACAAGTAAAGAACCTTAAATATCGCACTGATAGTTTTGACGATAAGGTAAGTTCTATTAATCCAGTTATGATTCCTGGTAAACATATATTGTTCGTGTACAATACGAAGAATAAAAAGTTGATTCAATATGCTACAGAATCAGTAAAAGGGTTTGAGGTAAGTGGTACTACCATTAAAAATATTGGTGACGGGAGTAAACAAACAACTCTTAGAAAGCCAGGAGAAATACTGCCACTTATTTTAAATAAATCAATCAAGCAAATCGACAAATTAGTTTGGGATACTGTTACTACTAAGATCAGTGAACCTAATGGTAGAATAAGTGCCGATTGCGTATTACTCAGGGCGCTATGATCATTGACTTAGAACAAAAAATTATGACAAAGAAGCGGTTCTCAACTGCCGTTGAACAACTAGTTGTAAAGGGAAATATGTCTTATATAGATGCAGCAACTTATATTATTGAAGAGAGGGGTATGGACTATAGTAATCTAAAGAAACTATTAACAGATTCACTCAAAGATAAGATGGAAGCTGAAGCAATAAGACTTAATTTAATTAGAGGCAAAAAGGGTAATCAACTACCCATTTAGGAGAATATTATGAGTAACGTTATTATACCATCATCACCAGCAGATGTTAAGCGAATCAAAGACTGCATTATTGAAATCAGTAATGCTATGACTTTGATTCAAGCACAAAAAGATTTTATTAAAGAAGCTGTAGAATCATGTTGTGAAGATGTTGAAATTGATAAGAAGCACTTGAAAAAGATGTCAACCATATACCATAAGCAAAACCTATCTGAAATCCTAGGTGAGATCGAAGATGTAGAAGCTTTGTACGAAGGAGTCATGGCGTAATAATGTTTGATTTTTTAACCGCGATAGTTAATGGGATTTTTAAACTAGCAATTTGGTCTTTAATTGCCGCGGTTATTTTAACAATCTACTTGTCAGAATCAGGAGCTATACAATAATGGATCCGTTTGAATCATATAAGTTATATAACGCGTTAAAGCTACACTTTGAGTCTGGCTACGATGCTGTTAAATATAACTTTAAGTCTAACGTTAGTCAAAAGACATTCTTTAAACGAAGAGATAAGTACTTCTTTGCTAAGCTAGCTAAGAAATACAATGGTAATCTAAAGGACTACTATATCTCTAACTTTAAAATGGGTCTGAGTTACGTTGGTGACATGATGGATGACGATGGCGAAAGGAACTATAAGGAACATCAAAGAATACAAGAAAGTATTCATAGAGTGTTTTCAGTTGATATAAATAGATTACGAGAAGAGGATGTTTTATTTGATGGATTGTTTCAATCTGTTGATGGACAACTACCTCCACTCGTTAAACTATGGTTGCAAGAAGAGATTAGTTTAGAGACTGTTGTTATTCTTAACGCCATTTTTGGATTTGTACCTAGAGAATCTGTAAGGATATCGGACACTATTATGTGGCCTGATACTAAACGGAAGATCGAAAAGTATAGTCCATTCGTAAACTTTAGTCGTGATAAATGTATAAATTTATTACAAAAAACGTTTACAAACGCATGAAAATGTGTTATAATATAACTTATATTATGCATTATGTGAAATACAATAGAAACGACAATTTTGTCGTAATACAACGCAATACGGAGATATAAAATGTCATTTGCAAACCTAAAGAGCTCGCGAGGCTCGTCAATCGACCAACTCGTAAAAGCAGCGGAAGCTGTATCTACTAAAACTGAATCAAAGAACTATGATGATGATCGGTTTTGGAAACCTACTAGAGATAAGGCAGGAAACGGCTATGCCGTAGTCAGATTTTTACCAGCTAAAGAGGGTGAAGACCTTCCTTGGGTAAGGTATTGGGATCATGGCTTTAAAGGTCCTACCGGTCTTTGGTACATTGAAAATAGCCGAACTTCAATTGGACAAGAAGATCCTGTTAGTGAATCAAATGGTTTACTATGGAACTCTGGTCGTGATGAGGATAAAGCATTAGCTCGTGAAAGGAAAAGACGTCTACATTATGTGAGTAATGTGCTAGTCGTATCTGATCCATCTAATCCTCAAAATGAAGGTAAGGTATTCGTATACAAGTTTGGTAAAAAGATCTTTGATAAAATCATGGATGTAATGCAGCCACAATTTGCAGATGAACAACCAGTAAATCCATACGACTTCTGGGAAGGCGCTGACTTTAAGATTAAAATTCGTAAAGTCGAAGGTTGGGTAAACTATGATAAGTCAGAGTTTGCGCAGGCTGCCCCTCTTATGGGTGGAGATGAAGAACAACTTGAGGGTGTATACAACAAACTACATTCTTTGGCTGACTTTATTGACCCTAAGAACTATAAGTCATATGATGAACTTAAAGCTAAGATGAATAAGGTACTAGGCGTCGACGCTGGTCACATCTCTATGGATAATAATTCCATGATGCAATCAGCTCCAGTTGTTGAACAACCAACAATGCCAGCCGCTGAATCGGTATCTATGAGTTCTAGTGATGAAGGTGAAGAGGATACATTGTCCTACTTTGACAAGCTAGCTCAACAGGGCTAATATGTAATAATAAGAGTATGGGCTTGGCGTCTAACCTTGAAACCATACCCACCAACAAGGCCACCCCAGTTCAGTCTGGAGCATATCTGATAAAGTGTGTGGCACTCAAGGGATCCTTCGGGGTCCCTTTTTTTATCTCTTACTTCTATAGTTTTGTATAGCGCTTTTGATAGCATCTTCAGCTAATACACTACAATGTATTTTTACTGGA